AAAGAAATGGGCAGGAAAGATTGGATGGGCTACTTGCTTCATCCGGTTCAACTTCAATTAAAGCCGCCGTTGAAGTTGATAAAACATTAGGTGGTGCTGTACAAACACTCAGGGTTGTGTCTGCAAGCCCTGGAACAATAACATCCGCTAATATTGATTACCTAAGTTATCAATATTCAGTAGAGTTGATAGGTTAGTACGAGAGGAAAAATATGGCCATATTTATGGGTAATAAAGTTGCCGTGATTGTTGGTACAACTACTATCACTAGTTTTGTCAGCACCGTCAGCCTTGCAAGAGAAATTGATCAGGTAGAAATCACCGCCATGAATGATACGATAAATAACATGATCGGCGGGATTGAACGCCCAACACTGAACCTGGAACTTTACAATGATTTTGCTTCATCATCTGTGAACTCATTGTTTGAAGATGCACTAGGTACAAAACTTAACATTAAGTTGATACCAGTATCAGGTACAGTAACTGCTACCAATCCAAGTTACACAATGTCATGCCTTATCTCATCATGGACACCTATTAACGGTGCTGTTGATGCGGTAGCAAGCGTTTCTGTGTCACTTCCTGTAACTGCATTAACAAAATCAACTAGCGCGTAATAATGAAAGGGTGGGACAATGCACAAGATTGAGATTGTTAAAAAGGATGGTAAGAAATTAACTTATGATCTTACGCCATCTGCTAAGGTGGCTTTTGAAGCCGAATTTAAGACAGGATGGCGTAAGAGATTAAGTGAACTACAAATGGAATCAGATTTGTGGTGGTTCGGATGGCGTTTAGAAAAAGATGCCGGTAAAACTGATTTAGCCTTTGGTGATGATTACATCAATCAGTATTCAGATATTGACTTGGTTTATGATTCAAAAAATGGATAGACCGCCACGGCCAAATTTACGAAATCGCATCTGTGGCGGTAAGTACCGGGATTAGTCCTAAAGATTTATTAGAGGTTGATCCAGCGATTTATTCAGCAATTAAAGCCATCTTGCAAGAACGCTATTACAACAACAAGAAGGCAACAGTTAGGCGGAAATAATGCAACCTAAGTATGCAGGATTACCTGGGCGTACAAGATCATTAGCCGCAGTGCCTTCAATCTATGTTGAAAATTTAGATGAACTACTTGCAACTATGAAAAAGATAGAACCTGATTTACACAAAGAATTTAGAAGGGAATTAACTAAATCTGTAAAACCTGTTGCAAAACTGGCACAAAGTTTTGTACCAAGTTCACCATTTCCAGGATGGCGTGATGTTGAACCTTCATACCCAACTACATGGGGATGGGCTAATGATCAATCACATAGGGGTAGAACTTATGGCGAAAGTAAAAGAAGCCGTTGGAAATGGTCACAAACAGAAGTTATACGCGGCATAAGAGTTAGCGCGGCTAAAACTAAAGTTCAAAGAGTTAAAGGCACTACATTTTCTGTTACTGCATTAGCCGTAATTAACAAATCTGTACCAGGTATAATTTATGAGTTAGCAGGATTTGGTACATCAAAATCAAGAAGTAGAACTAGGCGTATTAGTCGTAACACTAATGCTAGTGAATCTTTTATTGGGAAATTACAAGGCACTGCTAGTTCAAGTGGCTATAAAGAAAAAAGATTGATTTACAGGGCATCACAACAATTAGGTGGGCAAGTAAATGATAATCTATACGGTGTGCTTAAAAAATATCTAGGCGAAAAATTTAGGGGTTAAACATGGCATTAAGTCAGTATGTTGCAATTAACTTCCTTACTAAATTTGATAAAAAAGGTTTAGAGCGTGCCACAAAAGAATTAAAAGGTTTTGATAAAGTAGTTGCAACTGGCGCATTTAGATTAAAGACTTTTGCTAAAGCCGGTGGAATAGCCGCCGCCGCAGGCATGGCCATATTTGCAAAAAACTCTATTGAAGCCGCTTTAGCCCAAGAAAGATTAGATAAGCAATTACAACTAACCTTAAGAAGCATTGGGCAAGAGTTTGAACTACCCGGTGTTAAAACATTTATAGCCGATTTACAACGCGCTACAAACATTACAGAGGATCAATTAGTTCCTGCCTTGCGCCAACTTGTTGCTCAAACCGGTGATTTAGATACATCACAAACATTACTCAGTAAAGCATTAGATATTTCAGCCGGCACTGGGGCTGATTTAAATAGTGTGCTTGATGCTATAAATAAAGCGGCAATAGGCAACTATAAATCAATAGCCGCGTTAGGCGTAGGTTTTACAGTTGCAGAAGCCAAATCAATGGGCTTTGTAAATTTAATGCAGAGTTTAGATAAATATGCCGGATCAGCCGAAGCACAAACTAAAACATTTGCCGGTCAATTACAAAGATTTAAAATTAGCGCAGGTGAAGCCGGCGAAACTATAGGACAAAGTTTTTTAGTTTTTGGAAGCCTTATTACAACTGGATCATCTAATTTAGATGTTTTTTCTGCAAAACTGGATGTTGCCGCTGAAAAATCAGGTAATTTATTAGTTGGTTTAGGTGTATCTTTTAGTAAAGGTGGTTTAAATGGTTTCTTAGACCTTGCAAATTTAAATTTAGATGTGCTTACAGGAGATTTCCAAACTTTCCAAAGACTTGAAAAACAAGGATTAAAAGTCACACAAGAACGCATATTAAAAGAAAAAGGTTTGTATGATTTATCCGGATCAGTTTTTGATGAAATTGTAAAGCAACGCAAAAGCACTCAAAAACAATTGACTTATGCTGAGATGCTAAAGAAAATACAGGCTGATATTTTGGCTAGAGAAAAGAAATTAACCGCTGAAAAAACAGCGCAACAAGCATTAGACAAAAAGAAGAATGAACTAGCCGCTATGTTTGATATTGATAAGATCAATTTACAAGTTGCGCTTAGCCGTAAATTATCAGGTGAAGATGAATTGCGTGTAAAAATATTACAGAAGTTAGCAGATGGTACAAAAAATGCTATTGATGAAGCCGCAAGATACGCAGATGTATTAAAGGTTATTGAAGATGGTCAAATCACAACAGGTGAAGTTGAAATGTTGGCTACTAAATGGGGTGTAACAACTACTGAAGTTTTACTTTATCTAAAGGCTTTGTTTGCCGCTAATGATGAATTACGCAAGATGTTGGCATTGTTAGATGAATTAAATAAAAAGAAAACAACTACAACAACTACATCTACTATGAGAGTTGAAACTGGTATATCAGGACAAGATAGATTGCCACCTGTTAATCCTTATGCCGGTACTTATTATGGCGAAACTGGTAGAGATTTTCCTTCATACTTAATGCCTAAAATGGCAGATGGTGGAATTGTAACTAAACCTACTATTGCCATGATTGGTGAAGCCGGTGCAGAAGCCGTTGTGCCATTAGATAAAATGGGTAGCATGGGTACTACTGTTAATGTAAATGTTGCAGGATCAGTTATATCAGAAGGCCAATTACAATCTGTAATTCAGGATGCTTTGTATAACTTAAATAGATCAGGTGCAGTAACTCAATTAACTAATTTAGGAAGATAATGCCAGCCGCAATATTTAAGGCCGAAATTGATTTTTCAGGCGGTGCAAGTTTTGATCCAAGCCTTGTACTTGATGATCCTGCAACCCCATTAGATGTAGCAGTGTTAGGTACTGCCGCCGCAGATACGGTAGATATAACATCTCTTGTAACTCAATGTTATATTCGCCGTGCTTTTAACAGATCATCAGATTCATTTACAGGTGGTACGGCACGCATTACATTTGTGGATGAAACAGGTCAATTTAATCCAGCCAATACCGGTTCTAGTTTATACGGCAAGATTAAACCTATGCGTAAGATTCGCTTTACCGCAGAATATTTAGGCACAACATATAACTTAGGTTCTATGTATGTACAAGAATGGAATTACCAAAGCCCTACTGGATTTGATCCGGCCTATGTAACCTTATCTTGCGTAGATGGATTTCAGTTACTTAACTTAACAACTATTACATCTGTTAGTGGTGGCACTGCCGGACAAACAACAGCCCAAAGAATTACAAGTTTGTTAGATTCCGGTGATTGGCCAGGTGGTATGCGTGATATTTCAACTACTGCAACTACAACAGTGCAGGCAGATGATGGATCATCAAGATCATTATTGGGCGCGTGTCAGGTCGTAGAGGGTACAGACCTGGGCGCGTTCTATATGGATCAACGCGGTTACGCAAAATTCTTATCACGCAATGACATCATAGTTGCATCAGGTGGCACATTAACTGAGTTTAGTGATGTACCTGGATCAGGTGATATTACCTATCAGGCAGTTGAATTTGATATTTCAGATTATCAAATGATTAACAAAGTAACTGTAACGCCAACAGGGTTAAGTGGTTCAACCGCAAGTGATACGGCCA